ATCATCATAAGCCATACACGGGTGTCGATCTGCGCTTTAGTAGGCAACATATCTACATCGGCCATAGTTTCTACGCCAGCATCTTTCAAAACAGCCGTTATGTTTTCTCCATCTTCTTGAGTTGGCGTAAAGCCGCCATTATTAATGTACTCTTTGATCTGCTCCCCATCCATGCCCTCTATACGGGAAAACAACCCTTCTTCAAGGGCAGTTGCTGCTACCTTGGCTTCTTCACTTTGGTTGGGGATGCTAGACAGTCCGTCTGCTTTTGGCAGCTCTGCCTTCTCTGCTTCTAACTGCTTTAGACGCGTGCTAGCAGAGCGTTTTGCAGTAGGGCTACCAGCAATATCAACAGCTTTTTTAGCTCGGGCTATTTTTTCATCTAAGGTTTCTCGGGGTACTGATGCATCATGCTCTTGTGCTAAGGCGTCAAAAGCATTTGTGGGCTTCCGCTGGGCCTCTGGCTGTGTTTCAATCTTTTCTTCTGCAGCTGGTTGTACAAGTATTTCGGGTATCTCAATCTCCATAGCAGTAGCTTGTTCTATGAGAATACTAAGTTTAGCTTCGGGAGTTTCTGCTGCAGCTAATGCGCTTCTAAAAGCCCTCTTTAGCCCAACATTTGTGCCTTCACCTGTAGCTGGGTTGTCTGCGGCTTTGTCAATTTCGCCTACTACTTGTGTCTGCAGCGTTGCATAGCTTTTTTGGCGTTTAGCTAAAGCTGCAGCATCTGCTTGTGACATACCTCTCGCGACATTCATTTGTACAAGGGCACTGGTAGACCCCATGTTACTATTACCAGCAATATTCATGATGTATTCGTCGTTCATAAGCTGCGCAAGCTGGCTGCTCTCTAGCCCTATAACCTCGGCATCATTTGATATTTTACCGTCAACTGTTAAAACACCTTTTGTACCATCTTTATGAGTGCCACTGATAATTATTTTACCTGTAGTACGGTCTACTGTGTCTAGCTTGAAACCCTCGGGCAGGTCTACATCACGATTTGCCATATCAAGGATAAAAGCATCATTTACTTGCCCACCTTGAGTAATAAGTTGCGTAGATTTATCTATATCTAAGGATGACCAGTCGTCAGTACGCATCCACCCTTGGTTTTGTGCGTTGCCAATCCAGCGATCATTTTTTATATATAGCTCATCCCTATTAAACTTTTTAGTATCTTGGTCGGACTTAACCTTATTTAGGTTATATTCATTCTGAGCAAGCTCATAGTTTTGATCATACTGGCGAGTCTGCTCGTCGAATTTATCTCGAGCTAGTTTGTTCTGAAATTGCTGTTGGCCAAATGCTTGTACTGCATTTGCCCCGCCTAACATACCTTCTAAAAGCGCCATAATAATCTCTCTTTAAAATGCAAAAGCCATAATGGCCATAGCACCTAAACTGCCAATAGTGCTGTAAGTTTGTGCCTTAGACTGCGCCTTTGCAGCTTCAAAAGCGTTTTGTCGCTGCGTAGCATTCCCTGCCGCAGAGCTCATCTGGCTCAGTGAAGAACGATTTACGCCTTGTCCGATATTAATTAAATCAGCAAGCTTGTTGGTGTTCGCTTCCCGCTGTGCGACACGAGCATCAGAAAGTGACTGGATACTTCCAAGGGTATTCGCCCGCTCTAAGGATCTGGTTTGTTGTTGCTGTTGAGCAGGTGTTAAAGCCGCCCCATATCGGCTCGCATTTCTACTAGAGACTCCTGCAGCTATACCAGAAGCAGCAGCACTATCTTCTCTTGCAGCATCAATTAAGGATGTATCGTTTTGGGCGTCCTCAATTAGTTGCTCTTCAAAACCCCGATAATTAGACACATAGTCTAAATATTCTTGGCGAGTCATATCTGCGTAGGCTTTGTCGGGGTCTGCGACGGTTGGCAGGGTACCTAAGCCACCATTGCCTCCCGCATATCCAGGGCCGTAGGGGTTATAACCGAAGTCCATTGGCATTTGTGACATTAGTAACTCCCTCCGAAATAATTCGTGTAACCTAAACGATTGCCAAACCCTGTGACAGATTGTCCAGCATCATTAACAGGGCTAAAGAAAGAGCCTTTGACTTCTTGAGGTGGACCCATCCCATCAGCGCCCATTTTCTCGCCTGTAGTGCTTTTGTTCTGCATACCCTGCATTAATGCAGCGCCTGCTACCTGTCCAGCAGCAGTCATCTTAGCGTTAGCAACTTCCTGCTTTGCTTTTGCTCGAGTTAATGCTTCTGAGGTTGCAAGGTTAGAGGCTTGTGCCATACCAGACTGGGCATCAGCCGCCTGGCCGCGTGCTGTGCCAAGCACACTTGTTTGCATTTTGTTTTTAATATCAAGACCAGATGTATTAGCTATGCCTAGTTGACCTTGTAAAGCCTGTGACATGTCGCCTGCATCTGCTCCCCTAAGAGCCCCTTGTGCAGAGGATTTAGACAGGGCCTGCATAGTATCTGCATTAGCCCTCCCACGGAGTGACTTGGTAGATTTATCAGTCAAAGATTCATCGCGCATCTTTTGGAGCAGCGGGTCATACTTTTCTTTAAAGTACTTGTGCTCTGCCATTGCTACTGATGCTGATGCTTTTTCTGCTGCTGAAGCCTCATAGTCTTGCTGTTTTGGTTTGCTACCCATAAACGTCTCTCGTATAAACAATTGTGTCTAACTGCCAGCCTTGCGAAAGAATATAATCTTTCAGTTCAGGCACTGCAGACCTAACCTCTAATTTTGAAAAACCACCTACCTTAGCCTGTTCTATAAAGAAGTTTTGATGGACTGATACTAAGTTAGTCCCTCTCTTCTCGGCCCAAGCTAGCCATATCAACATAGTCCTTTTACCAGTGAAAATGTCTGTTTCACCTGTAGTAACAACCATCCCTTCATCAGTTGTCCAAAGCGTCGCCTGGTCTTGGACGCAGGCTAGGTATATATCTGTAACTGTAAATGTAAGCTGCGGATTAGCCTCTAAAATTTCTTCTACTGCTGGAGCCACCCAATGAATGTTGTCCTCTATGGGCGATTCAACAGGGTTATCCACCGCTACCATACTGCCTACGTCTTGTTCTCCACGCTCCTGAAGTTCCACCATACTTAACCGTCCTAGCTACACCAGTGTTTGCGCCTCGCGCTTTACGCTCCGCGTCAGTAATACCTTGATTAAATAAAGATCCGTACACTTGTGCGCCTGTGAGGTCTGTCCAATCTTTATTTGGGATTCTTAATAATCTATATAAGGCACCATTAACAATAGTGTCTCGATAATCATTCATCACGTCGTTATCACAAGCAGCGCTTGTATGAGTAGGCTTTAACACTACTCTGAGAATTGTGCTACCAACACTAGTAGTAGTTGGAATAGGGGCTAGCCAGAATAGACTCGCGCCTTGTTGTACATAGTACTCAGGGACACCATTGCCTTCGCGCCACTTAGGTATACGCTGCTCGAGCAGGGTAGAGGTAATAGGCTCAATGTCTTTCCCAAGGTGCGTTACCCACAATATCTTTTGTACAGCTGTACCCGAGGGTGCCTCAAGATCATACTCGTATATATTAGATACAGTAGTTAATGGGTCTAATTCAACTTGGTAGACACTAGCCTTTTCGCATAATTCTATAACGGCTGATCTTATGCTGTTTTCAACTAGGGTATCTGAGCATCCAGACACCATAGGGAGTATCTCAGGGAGCAGCGTCTCATATGAAATCGCCATAGTTTATACCGCCGTCAGTTGTGCTCTACGTTCCATATTCGGATTGGTCATTGCATCAATTTGACCTTTTCCAGTGACTGAAGTCGTAAATAGTTGGAAATGGCTGCTAGCACGTTGGGCGTTGCCCGCGTATTCGGCATCTTTCATGTAAGCCATATACAAAACGTAATTCATGATTGCGTTAGCGTAAATATCTGGTATAGACAAACTGCCGCTTTGGGTAACTGCCGCGGGGTTTGAAGAGTAGATAATTTCTAAATATGCGTTACCTGCCACGCCAGGATAGACGTAAAAATTACGGGGGTTTGCTTCATCATATATGTAGTGCTTAACGATATTAGTATGCGCTGCGTCCCCGCTTACAGATGGGTCATGCCAATCAGGAGTTTGACCATCTAGCACTTCTCGATCTACGAGTCTTACAGAGCGTTTCCCAGTACCACTAGAAGCTGCCGACATATTTCGGACTGCTTTTAGTAGCCTATTCCCGCCGCTAGGTATGTCTTGCTTTGTACCAGTAGCAAGCGTGATGGTTGTGTTAGTAGCACTTGCATCAGGCTTTAATAGTGCTATTTCTCGTTGAGCATCATTGATCCACAATACTAACTCACTTACAACAGGCCATCTGACGCCAGTTGTATCTTGAAGTACGGTCTGTGCTCTATCTATTACGCTTTGTACTGTGACTGCCATGATATATACCTATGAGTTGAGGATTGATTCCCAGGCTGCTTCCCGTTCATCAGTGCCAATAGTCTCCCCCATTGCTTTATTTACTACTGCAGCTTTAGGGTGGCCATTAGTTTTAAAATTCTTTGGATCACCTTCGTCCATTAGCTTCTCAAGGACTGTGACCAATGTTGTATTAAGTTGTACCGATACCTCTGGTACGACTATCTCTATCACCTCAGCGATTTCCGCTTCTTCTTCTTCAACATATTTGTCGTTGTATTCTTTTGCGCCCATTTGGATTGCTAATAAACCAATCTCATCGGCTATGTCTCGCGGTACACCCGCTTCAAACAATACTGCGGTCCCACCAAGGGTTGTCACTCGTAATGACTCACTACTTACAATCTTCATGATTAACTCCTTTATAAATAAAAGCCCCCTCCGAAGAGGGGGCGGTAGTCTTACTGTGCAGTATCTAAAGCGATAACACCGAAGTCCTGTACAGAGCCACTTACGTCGCTGTTGTACTTAGGCTTACGGAGACCGAAGATCTTGCCTACAGAGATACCTGACTGGTTACCGTAGTCGAAAGTATCTTCAACCATTTCAGGTAAACCAATGTCAGCTAGTGCTAGAGCCTGAGCACCACAGAACAGAGCACGTCCACCAACTACGTCAGCGTCAGCACCCCACTTGTAGCCAGCAGCGCCAGCGTTAGATGAAGTACCAGTAGTAGCGCCAGATGTGTTAAACACATGACGGAACTCGTGGATCATTACACCATCAACCATTAGGCTTGAAGTTCCTGAGAACAACCCGTTAGCAGAACCACGAACACCAGCGTTACGAACGTTAGCCAAGAAGTCAGAATCTAACTTCAGATCAGCCATTTGCTGTGGAGTAACAAACAGGTGGAAAGTTTCTTGGTTACCAGCACCACGAATACCACGGATGTAGTTATCTTTAGCATAAGCTTTTAGGTTAACGATAGTGCTATAGCCGATCTTATCAGCAGCAGCGACAGCAGTAGTGTCACCAGCAACCAAACCACTAGTAGCATCCCATCGACGGTGACGATCACCAGTAGGAGCAGAAACGTCAGAAGCAAACTCAAGATCTACTAACTCATGCCCAGCACTACCAGAAACAGCGCGTGTACCACCGTTGTTCTTAGAAGTATAAGCAACACCTGATAGAGTCAAGAATGCTAACTGGTCACATCGGTCAGCAATTGCATAAGCAAGTGCGTCACGAGATTGCTCACGGAAGTTTACAACAGTCTTCTGGTCAGTCAATCGGCCAGCGATTCTGTTTGCAAATCTCAACTGGTCCAGCTCAATGCTGATGTCATACGCGCGGAGGGCTTCTTCGTTGCCTTCCAAAGTATTGTCACCAGTGATACCGTCGCCAGACATGTCAGCGAGTAGAGTGATGTTAGCTTTTGTGCCTTTTTGGTTCTTAGTAAGTTCAGTTACTCGCTGAACCATAGCGTTAGAACCAGAACCAGCGAACTGGTTGATGAAAGATTGGTTGCGCGCTACTTTCCAAAAGTCGCGGCTCCAAGCTTGGAGTTGGTCGCCTGTAAGCGTACCAAAATTTGTTAAAGCCATGATGGCCTCCTATTAAGTTGACAAAAAAGTATGCGGCACACGCCGCCTTATCAGCCGACTTAAAGGAGCGGCTAATCCGTATCTCCGTATCGTGGAGCGACGAACTAGCGCTGATTTACGAGGGGCGACCTCGACAGGTTTAACGCCTTTTGTAGGCGAGGGTTACGTTTTTTACGGCTACGGGCCGACCCCATATCGTAGGGGTATACGTATAAATCATATTAGTACAGCTAATATATTAATGCAACAATTATTCGTAGTGACATGATAAGGCCCGAGGTACTAACTCGGGCCTTACATGGGCCTTATAAAATATCGCCTCTCAGACGTTTTAACGTCGCTTCTGGCAGAGCATCGAACTCTTCTTCTGTCATTGAAGAGAGATCCATTGCTTTTTCACCGTGATGCGCAGAGCTTTCGCCTGGAAGTTCAGGGGGTTGTGCGTCTGCAGCTTTTAATTTCCTACTAACTTGTGCACGCTTTTTAGCTAGTTCATCAGTCTTTTTAGCTTTACCTGCTAAACTAGGTACTTCATCGACTGTTTGATCTAAATCGTGGTCTTTAACAACATATTTCACAGCTTTTGACAGCGCGTCCACGGCTTCGTATCCCTTCATGATGAATGCATCACGCAGTTCAACAACTTCGTTGGTCATATCTTGATTAAACTCTTCTGAGTCATTATCAAATACCGGATAAGCTTCTTCCATAGCATTGGCGGCTTGTTGCAAAGCAGTCATCTGTCGATCTTGGCTAACTGTTTGAGACATTTCTTGTCTCATTTCGTATTCAAGCTGCTCTCTTTCTGCTTTTCTAATTTCTCTTCTAAGCGCAACCGCTTTTTCTGTCTCACCATCCAAGACCATGTTTTGGTACTCAACTTCTTTTGCGTCAAAATCATACGACTCGGGCGCTTCGTCTGCTTTTTCATTGGCTGCATTTATCTCATCAAGTTGTTTCTGTAGTGCTTTTTGCTTTGCAAGCACCTCATCTAGCCGCGCTTTGGGAACCATTGGCTTCTTAGTGGGTTTTTCATCCGCTATAGACTCAGGTTCAGGTTCGGCTTCAGCTTCAGCTTCAGCTTCAGCTTCAGGTTCGGCTTCCTCTTCTTCTAACTCAGCAGCTTCTTCCTCTGATTCTGTTTCTTCTTCTGTACTTTGTTCATCTTTAGAAACAGTTTCTTCTTCGGTTTCTGGCTCTTCTGCTAAGGCTTCTTGGACCTCAGCGAAACTAAGGTCTAACTGCTCAGTACTTTCCTCTTCTGGGAGGTCTGCACCTGGCATTACGGCGTACTCTATTTCTTTGTCTTCTGTTTTATCTTTTTGCTTACTCATTTAAGAACTCCTATTGTTCCTTGGGGGGTTGGGTGCTATTTCTAGCTTGTTGCATAGCGGTAGTTGCTATTTTTGTAGCGGCACTAGTTTCTGCTTGGCCTTGGCGTATTTGATTAGTCTCTGCAGACAGTTCTCTCCTCAAGGCAAGCTGCTCTTGGTTCATTTGTAGCTTGGCTTGTAGCTCTTGCATTCTTAGCTGCGGAGTAATCTCGGAATGCTCTTGGACTTTAGCTATGTTGACGGCTGCTTCAGATTGAATCTTTCTGACTTCTGCTTCTAGCTTCGCAATTTCAAGCTGCAGCTGCTGCATTGCAACTTGCTGTTGCGCCGCTTGTGCTTCTGCTTGCTCAGGGGTAGGTGGTTCTTGCCCAGTCATCACACGGATGCGCTTGGCTAGCTCACCTTTCTTAGCGAGATGGCTGTACTCAACGATTGCGTCATCAGGGACCGCTACACCAACTTGACGTAAACTAATGGCCTCGGCAAATTGAACTTCATCGAAGCTATCTCTAGCGGGGGCGGTCGCTACAATTATGTCGTACTCACCGACCATAAGATTATTTATTATTTCACCCTCGGGTGTTGTTTGGTTAATAATCATAGGTTCACGAGGTTTTAATGGGTCTTCTTCGTTAGTAACTTGTATAACACGCTGCTCTGTATAAAAAGTCTGTACAAGATTCAGAATCTTCTCAGCCAAGTACTGTCGAGACTTACGCAGATTGTCCAAGGGGACTTGGATCATTACAGCACCGCGATTCTGTTTAGCCTGAATAGCAACACCTGATACTTCTGCGCTATCCGTACCTAACATAGAGTCATTGACGCCAGATATAGTCTTAATATTCAAAGCCGCCTTCTGAGCAATGCGATCTAACCCTGTTGGGATCTGGTTAGCTCCAATCTTCTGTGGGGGTGTAGTGCCACGAGCATACTCAAGTACAAGACCTGTTTCTGCTCCATGTTCCTCAAGGTCATCTGCAGTCATACCAACTAATGATCCACTCTCTACCATCCACCCACTATTAGCTGTGGTATTAACTATATGCAGCTCTTGAGAGGCTATTTTGTTTAGCTGCTCTTGTGGTGAAAGTAAATTACGAACTACACCGAAAGGGCGGCCCCGTCGGAAGTAACAGAAGAAGGGGACAATAGTGAGCTGGCTATAGGGAGACCAATCGTCATGCAATACAACTTGATCACAGGTAACAGTCCAACGAACCTTTCGTATGACTTTACTAATTACTGATAAGCTGTGCTTCTTTGCAAACTTCTTAACTTTAGCATCAGACCATATGTCGGGTGCTTGGCGCTGGTCACCTGTATCAGGATCAACAAAAAAATCACAGCGTGTGAGCTTCTTATGCTGGCGCTCTACGACACGTAGAGCTTTTACATTTCTATACTCTTCATCTCCTGGTACGCCCGCGCCAAAATGATCATCATTATTCTCAGTGTCTCCAAACCGCGTCTCCTGATATTCCACAGAGTCTGGACCAAAACTCATACCATTCTCTGCAACAAACAATAGGCGCTCAGCCTTTTGCTTACCATATAATTCTTCAATCTCATCGAGAGTCATCCACTTAGTTTCGAATACCTCGTTCCAAGTTTTAGGGTCAGCATCCTTTGCATCTGGATCAATGAGTACGTCTAATGGGTCTTTAGCCGTGATACGAACTTCCCCTTCAACATGGTCTGAGAAGTCCATACGGACATCAAAAAACCCGCGGCCATCCATAATCAAGCCATCGGAGAACACTTGCTGCTCAACCCAATCCAGCTTGTTACTGTCGGCTATTTGCATGTACAGCTTATTTAATGTCTGAGCTACAGCCTCATCACCACCTCTTCGTGGTTTGAACTGAATATCAGCTCTTCGTGTGGACTGTTCACCTAGGATTGTATTGACAGTAGGTAAAATAGTATTAATGGTTAGGGCAGGGCGGCCTTCAGCTTCAAGAGCGGCTTGATCTTCGGCATCCCACTGCTCACCTTGATAATATTCATCACATTTCTGTGCCATATAGACGTAGTCTAAATGCCCATTATCTCTAGCCCTTTCATACCGAGCCCACTGGGTGCGTGTAATTTCTTCTTCTTTCGCAGGGTTTATCTTCGTTGATTTAGCCATTTTTATGCGCTCATTGCCGATTTGGTCCGTTCACCTTTTAGTAATCCAGGAAGTTTGTCTCGCCAGGTTGGGACATGCTCGACCTTTTCTACAAAGGTACTGAACTCTGCCATCATCAAACCAATCCATGCCAAGGCGTCTACCTGATCGTCGTGTACCCCATTAGGAAAGCGTAATAACTCTGCTACCAAAGGGCCTGTAAATTGTTCATCTTTAGGCATAAATACCATGCCTTGTTGCATCCGACCTTGGATTGCTCTAGCTCGCGCCTCCTTATCTCTACGACCTGTTTTGAGGTCTTTGAAATATGCTTCATATAACCCTCGTTCACGAACACGCTTCTCGAGGAACGGTCCGAGGGCCATCTCAATATGACCTTTCTCAATACCTATGATTGATGGTTTCCAAACCTCATATAGGTCTAGTATCTGTTCTACTAGTTCAAAGCCATCAAACCGACCACGAACCATATCAACCACATACATCTCATCCTTCTCACTCACACCTACAACAATACCTACGGTGTAGTCATTCCTATCGTTCTTACCAATCGCCAAATCCCATGCGCAGTAGAACTTCATGCGGTCGTGATCAATATCTTCTCGATCATAGTACTGAATCATGCTTCTGGTGAAATAGTCACCATCATCAGCCACTGGGTTTTGTTGGTACAGTGCTGACCAGTCTCGCGGCCCAACCGCTTTTTCAATTCTTCTTAGAGCTTCTTCGTTATACCGTTCACGGTGTAATGCTTCTCCTTGGCTACGGAACTCTTCGTCAACTTCTGCGACTGCTGGGTAGTTAACAACTTCCCATTGTTCTCCATTATCAGCTGCTGCTTTAAGTAGCCGTCCAGCAAGATCATCGTCATGCCAGCGAGTGAGAATAACGAGTATGCCACCACCAGGAGCAAGGCGGGTATACGCCGTCGAGGTATACCAGTCCCAAGTACTTTCTCTAGCATTTGATGATTCAGCATCGTCACGGTTCTTTACCGGATCGTCGATAACGAGGATATGAGCCCCTTTACCAGTAATACCACCGCCCACACCAGCAGCAACAAAACCACCCCCACTAGTTGTAAGCCATGCTTCAGCTGACTGCGACTGTGGATCAAGGCGGGTTTTGAAAGCTGATTTAAAACCTTCTTCACGTAAGAGCCCACGGACTTTACGACTGAACGCCATTGCGAGCGAACCCGAGTAACTACAGCTGATAAATTCGTGTTCTGGATTTCTACCCAAGTGCCAAGCTGGGAATGCCACTGATGCAAGCGTGCTTTTACCATGTCTGGGTGGCATAAAGAGCATAAGTCTTGGAGACTTTTTTTCAGCGACATCTCTTGAAAATTCCTCTAATCGTTTACATATATCTTTGTGTACCCAACCTGCTTGGTAATCAGGGTTAAACCGTTCTACAAAGGGTAATAATCTTTTCCTTGTTAAGAACCGTAAAGCAAGTTCCGCGCGCGCTTTCTCTTCTAATGTTTCTTCCTTCGTGGGCTCCGGTTCGGGAGCCGTGGGCTGCGGTTCTTGCTCCGCGATGTCCGCTTTGCAGTAAACACAGAGTCGATCATCTCCTGAATAAAGGGTTTCAGGGTGCGTCGCTTTACAGCGTATGCATTCGACCTTGTTAACTTCTGTCATATATTAATAGGACTTTGCCTTCGGCTTAGCTTTAGCCTTTTTCTTCGGCTTAGCTTTAGCCTTCTTCTTAGCAGCGTTAGCCTTCTTTAACCTTGCAACTTGAGCTGCAGCTTGCTTTTCGCTGTGTGGAAATTCAGTGCTTCTACCCATAATTAATCACTCTTTGGTTCTAAATAGTTAATATCTTTACCTGCAATCTTCAACAGGTCCTCATCAGACATGCGTTCTAGCTGTTTCGTACCATTTATATTAATATTTACTTGCGTTGCATTGTCTGGAGCAGCCAAACCGTGCAGTTTGACTAGGGAATCGGTGGTGTTTTTCATTTCGGTGGCGTTAGCGGAGGAGTTATAGGCTTCCATGTACATAAGATGGGCGTTTTGGTTGGTAAACTTCACCGTTTCACGCATTTCTTCTCGATAATAGTCGAGCGCTTTCTGTACACCTTCTACTTTTGCAGCGGCATAAGCTGCCTGGGGGGAAGAGTACCCCGCACCACGACCCGCGGCGGCTGTACTCATACCTGAAGCCATGAGCGTGACCAGTTTTTCTTGCTGCATGGTCAGTGATCCACGGCTTATGCCCATATACGGCATATGCGATTGGAACTCAGTATGCTCACTGACTAGATCAGTGAACGGTGTTGCTAGCTGTGTCTGTGCCATTGGTGTCTTCGTCATAATCCAGATACACAAAAGTAGGCGCGCCATCAAATTCTGTTGATGTCACCTCTTTTATCCAATCTTCAGCGCGTTCTTTCGTATAACCATGATCCATAAGAATTTCAACGGCTTTATCATAGTCATAAGCAAGCACTTCGCGCGTTCCACGAACTGTTGTTCCAATAATAGCGGCGTCTAAACCGTCAATCGCAACTACTTCTACTTGATGCATGGTACATATTAGCGTTACTAATAACTAATCACAAGAAAAATCGTTAATTGTCTTTACCCACCAGTAAAACATGTCTTCTGGAAGGGTGTGTTTCATCAAATTAATACGATATGCCACTAGTTGGACATTTTCGAAGGAGTAACTCTTGGTATTACTAATACGGTCTATTGACGCATTGAAGTCTTTCCTTCCTGACCCATCTTTATGATGCGTTAAGAACACACCTGACACGGCGCATCGTCCTTTTTGCAGCTCCCACATGCGCGGGAGATCAGCGTTCACGAGTTCCCAACTATGGTCCTGGGCTCGTGCTCCGCGCTTCACGGCTGATTTAGCATTAATAAAGAGGGCGTTTAGATAAGATTCGTAGCTAGCGGATTCTTTCTTCTGGCGTTCGTGTGTACGACAGTTGGCGCATTCTTTTCGACCGTCGTCTATATTTACTTGGTTCTCGTCCCTTTTACATTTTATACAAACACGCAGTTCCGTCATGGATATGGAGATTAGCACAGCTAATATTTTTTTGTAAAATTTTTTTTGAAAAGTACGTCTATATCACTCACGGACTATCTCCCCCTTCCGTAATTCACGACCCACGACCCCCGATCCGGATTTATGGAACCTTGTCTCCGTTTTCGCCTCTGGAACCTTGTGGCGTTTTCAATACCTCGCTCCTTCGTCGCTCGGCGTCGGTTGTTTTTGTGTCTCTAACTTATAGGAGTAAGACATGAACAACTCAACCCAATCAATGTTAGACGTTGAATATTTACTAACTATCCAATCTGTAGACTCTGAAGCTGAGCGCTTTCAGTTACAGGCGGTTCGCACGTACCTAAAAGATTGGTACGACGCAGAACATAGTGGATGGGATTGCCCGCCGATGCCAGATCAACTTGATAAGGTTTTAATACATATCACAGCTTTACTACGTAGCACAGGGGGTGTGGCATGAACACATCAGAACTATTCGAACGACACTTCAACCCTGAACGATTCAAGGGTAGCGAACCGCGAACCACTCGCGTTGCTCGCGCTCCACGACGCACGAACAACGAGCAACAGCTCAAGAAGATCTACCAACGCTACGTTCGTATGGGGTTCACGCCCCAAGAAGCGCGGTTCAAGGCCTTTCACTATCATTCTATGAAACTCTAACTGGAGAATCTTATGAAACACTTGCGAAACATTGCCCGTGATCCACGATCCACGCCTCGCGCTCCACCTAAACAAGTGTGTGACGGCTTTGCAAAATGTGTGACGGGATTATTCTCAATTCGATCACACAG